CTTCGGCGTTTACTCGGATTATCTCGTCTAGTCCACGCATTTTCGATGCTCCTATGTGAATGTCGGGAAGAGCTGGTCCCTGTATGCTCTTGGAAGCGCCGCCGCTATGGTCCAAGTCTCAGACGGCTACCGATCCAGGTTTCAACCCTTCCCGATAACGCGATGCTCCCCCAATGCGCGAAACGTGTCAAGTCTTTTCGATACTGGCCGACGAACGGTAGCAAATAAGGCGGGTTCAGGCGGGTCGATAGGCAAATAAGGCGGATTCACTAGGCGGGTTTTGGAGGGTCGTTCCGTTGATTATTAAGCAATAAGGCGGAAAAGGCGTCGAAAAAAGAGTAAGTGACGTGCGGGCGGTGGTGATGCAGTGTTGCACGCACCACTATGGTGCATGAATCTCGCGGGCGCGCGCGAGTTGATGATTTTTTTCCCGCCTTTTACGCCTTATCTGGATTATGTATTACATATCATACACTTACACATACCCCCTTTTCGCCCTGTTTTATATGGTTAACTGGTTGATAGCATTGGCATAAGGCGGTTTAGGCGGGAAAATAAGGCGGATGTACCCTGTCGCCCTGTGTCGCTGTGGTGCTGCTCGACCACGAGGTTGCGCCCCGTACACCCCGTCTCACGCTGTCTACCCCGCCTTATGCGCCTTATCTCTTATTCGTCAATGCGTTGCATCACATTGTGAAACCCGCCTAATGCGCCTTATCCCTGCGTTATCAATGTCTTATGTGTGCCATGCCTCGCAGCGGGGCGGGGAGGTGCGTTTTCTGTCAAGCGGCGGGGCGTGGAGGCGTTGGGGGCAGCGAACCCGCGGGCCGGCGTCATGTCATCCCCCCTCGCACACCACGAGCCATTTTCCCGACTCTGTAAAGAAATTGACAAAAAATTAGGCAAGTGTAAAGTGCTTGACATACTCCGCGGGTAGCCTTGCTTGACAGGACATGCCACACTGTAAGTATGAGCATTCTGATCGACGGCGCGACGGGACAGGCGATCGACGAAACGAACTTGCAAGGACGCGGGTCAGCGCGGGCAGGGGCAACAACTGACACGGAGACCCCCGCACCAGAATTCCCGAACTCACCTTGGCCTGCCGGTGGGGGTTTCGGCCCCACGAGGCAACTCCTGGCGGGGGAGCCGTTCCGCCTGGCACCCTGGTTGACGGTGGAAGTATGCGAACAAGAACTGGACAAACAAAGGGGAAATGGAGCATGAACGATCAGGTAGTAGGGCGCCGCACCGCGCCCCCGGCACCCGGCATGGGAGACTCTTACAACTCCCGCGTAGAAACGGACCCTTGGGACGGATGGATACCGGTGCATGACGAGCCGCTGATTGGCGGGGAGATACCGTTCTCGGGTGGGAGGACTTTCAGCCCACCTCCGACCTTATTGCCATATTGGGTTCCTGCCCCCGCGGCCGTGCCCGCGCGTTGCGCTTGGTGTGGAGACTTTCATTCCCATACGGGAATGTGCCCGAAGGTCCAGGAGATCGAGTACCACGAGAACGGCACGGTCAAGCGCGTAGTGATGCGATGACCGAACTCACCCGCCAAGCCGAGCGCCTCGCCGCGCTCCCGGCGGCCTACAAGTCCCAGCACGAGCGCCTCGCCTATGAGCTGGCGCTGAAGCTCGACGACTCCGGGGAGATCTTCGCCCGACACGGATATGACGGCGAGCAGGCCCTCGCCCTGCTTGAGACCAAGGAGTTCCCGGCGCTGCTCGAGCGCGTCGTGGATGAAGTCCGCGAGAAGGGCCTCTCGTTCCGCGCGAAGGCGCGCGTGATGGCCGAGGATCTGCTCCAGCACGGCTACGAGATCGCCACCGACGAGATGGCCTCCGCCAGCGTGCGCGCGGATCTGATACAATGGATGGCTCGGGTCGCGGACCTCGAGCCCGCCAAGAAGGACGGGAAGGACGCCGGCGCCGGAGGGGGTCTGCACCTGTCGATCACCTTCGCCGGCCAGGCGCCGCAGACGGTTACCACCGGGCGCGAGCCCATCACCATAGAAGGAGAATAGCATGACAAGTTGTGTCTTCGACTGGAAATACTTGAACGTGTACTTGAACGTGGATACGGCCAACTGGTTCGAAGCGGGCGTAGAGGTTTATAAATATGGCGTCGACATGACCTTCGGCGTGTACGGCGTTGCCCTGCACATATGGTTCGGCTGGAACTAAACTCGTGCGGATGTTGAAGTTTTGTGTTGGCTACGTCCTGACGCTTCTCTTGGCGGCACTGGGTGTGTTCGCGGCAGGACTGTTATTTTGCGTAGTCTTCGCCTTGCATTCATTGGGAGACTGGATGAATAGCCCACAGAAAGCAGATATACTATCACCGCCGCTCACCTAGTATAATCCGCTCACCACGAATAGGAGAGAACCATGCCCCTCAATAAGTCCGGTAGCAAGAAAGCAGTCGGTGCGAACATCAAGACCGAGATGGCCCACGGCAAGCCCCAGAAGCAGGCCGTGGCGATTGCCCTCTCTGTGCAGCGCCGCGCCCGCGGCGTGCCCTCCAGGAAGCGTGCCTACTGATGAGCGCGCGCGTCTTCATCCACCCGCGCTATCATGAAGGCCCCGCCCTCGGCGCACTGGAGGCAGGCTTGCAGGCGGCGGGACTGGACTATGCGAAGCTCGGCGTCGGACCGGCGGACACGCGCGGGCGCTATGAACTTGTCCGCACGCTAGGCCCCGGCAAGACCGGCGGGCTCGGGCTCGTGCTCGAGCGCATGGACGGGACGCAGTACACGCACATTGCCGGATGGCCGGCACCCGTCGGGCCGGAGGCCGCGTGATAAATCTCGACATCAAGTTCCCCCCGACGGTGTCCCGCTACATGCAGTCGGACGCGCGCCACCGGTTCATTGCCGGACCGTTCGGCTCCGGGAAGACCGTCGGAGGGCTCGTCGACATCCCCCGCCGCGCGCAGATGCAGCGCGCGTCCTCGGTCACGGGGAAGCGGAAGTCTCGCTGGGCCGTCGTGCGTAACACCATGCCGGAGTTGCGTGAGACCACGATGAAGTCGTGGTTCGACTGGTTCCCCGCCGGGTCTCTTGGGCACTATATGTCGACGACGAAGACTTACTTCATCAAGCAAGGTGACATCGACGCGGAGGTTATTTTCTGCGCGCTGGATGACCAGGCGGACATCACGAAGCTCCTCGGTATGGAGCTAACCGGGGCGCTCCTGGCCGAGTACCGCGAGATCCCGCGCGAGATCGTCGAAGCGCTCGACGGACGGATCGGCCGCTACCCGCGGATGAATGAAGGCGGCCCGAGCTGGGTGGGGATGTGGGGGGACTCGAACATGCCCGAAGAAGGCTCGTACTGGCACGCGAAGCAAGAGGGTCGGGACCCGGACGATCTGAAGAAGGCACTGCCGAACGACTGGGACATTTACATTCAGCCCGCGGCGATGCTGAAGACCGATGGGGGTTACGTACTGAACCCGCGTGCGGAGAACCTCCAGAACTTGCCGGCGGACTACTACCAGCAGCTCATCAAGGACAAGACCGAGGACTTTATCCGCGTCAACGTGCTCGCGCAGTATGGGCGCTCGAAAGGTGGCCGTCCGGTGCATCCCACGTTCGATCGCGAGTTGCATGTCGCGAAATCGCCCATCATTCCCAACCGGGACCTGGTGCTCCTCGTCGCGGCCGACTTCGGGCTGACGCCGGCGATCGTACTGAAGCAGCAGGATGCCTTCGGGCGCGTGCTGACGCTAGACGATATCGCTTGCTTTGATATGGGGCTCGAGCGCGCGATCGAGACACGGCTCCTGCCGCTCCTCGCCAAGAAGTACAAAGGTGGCGCAAAGAACGGCGAGTATGAGATACTCGTCACTGGTGATCCTTCGGGCGACACCGGTGCGCAGTCCGACGAGACGAGCTGCGTGGATATCTTCCGGGAATACAAGCGGCACCTGGGGAAGGTCAAGATGGCATCGAGTAACTCCCCGGTCGCGCGCCGCGCGGGCACCGATCACTTCCTCGCGATGCAGGGGAAGCCTGCTTACTTGGTCGACCCGGGATGCGAAGCGACGATCGCCGCGCTCTCGGGCGGATTCATGTACAAGAAGCACAAGGACGGGCGTCACTCCGAGGAGGTCGACAAGAACGATCACTCGCACATTGGAGAAGCGAACGAGTACGGGGATCTGTACTTCCACGAAGGCCGGCGCCGGAAGGCTGAGCACTTGCACCAAGAACAGAGCTGGGACGAAGTCCGCCGGGACCAAAACCAGCAATCGAACCACTACGCAATGCCGAGGTAATGACCAATGGCCGATGAGATCGTACTGAGCGAAGAGAAACTGAAGCAATTTGGGCAACGGTTGTTCTCAAAATGGGAACAGCACCGCGACGACCGGAAGGCCGCCGAGGACCACTGGCTCCAGAACCTGCGGCAGTTCCGAGGAATTTACGACCCCGAGGTCAAGATCCCGAAAGATCGCTCGCGCGCGTACCCGAAGGTCACGCGCTGGAAGGTAATTGGAACCGTAGCGCGACTTCTCCAAATGCTATTCCCACAATCGGAGAAGAACTATGGGATCAATGCGTCCCCGTTGCCGAACCTCTCGAAGATTCAATTGCAGGAGGTGCTCGACGCGCTTGTTCTGAAGAAGGCGACCGAGCAGCAGATCGACCCGCGCGAGGTCGAGTGTACAGATGAACAAATCGAAGCCGCGATCAGTGAGTATGCGAAGGGTAAGGCCGTGCGGATGGAGCTGAAGCTCGACGACGACCTGCAAGAGATGGAGTACATCACGCTGGTCCGCAGGGTCGTGTTCAGCGCGGTGCTCTACAACATCGGTATCCTCAAGGGACCGATGCACGTTCCGTATCAAGCGCGGACGTGGACGCGGAACGTGAGCACGGGCCTCTACGAAGCCGTGGAAGTGCAGAAGCTGAAGCCGCTGCTCGAGTTCCTGCCGGTGTGGAACTATTACCCGGACATGAGCGCGACCGCGCTCAACAAGCAAGACGGCACGTTCGAGCGCCACGTCATGAACCGGCGCCAGGTTGAGGATCTCGGCAAGCGCGCGGACTTCAGGAAGGTGGCAATCGATCAGTGGCTGCTCGATAACAAGTCGGGGAACCACCAACAGTTGCACTGGGAGACAGCGCTCTCGCAAGAGCCGAAGAGCGACCGGACGAACGTCAAGCTAGGCGATGGGAAGAAGTACGTCGTGCTCGCCTACTGGGGCGATGTCACTGGGCATGAACTGCGCGAGGCCGGCGCGACGGTAGCTGAAGCGGATCTCGCGAAGACCTACCACGGGAACGTGTGGCTGCTTGAAAACGTCGTCATCAAAGCCCGCATCGCGGTGCTCGGCGACGAGGCGCGGATGCACCACGAGTTCATGTTCGAGGAAGATGATCTGTCGCTGCTGGGCAACGGACAGTGCGATACGCTGCGCGATTCTCAGCTTTCGATCTGCGAATCCGCGCGCATGGCGCTCGACGAGGCAAGCATCGGTGGTGAGAACCTGGTCGTCAATAAAGAGAAGCTCACACCCGGGCACAACACGGACCCGGCTTCATACAAAGTCTGGGTCGAGGAGAGCGAAGGCGTCGCGGCCCAGACGCCAGCAGTACGGGCGCTCGTGCGGCAGAGCCGCCTGGGCGATCTCATGCTCATGGTACGGATGTTCCGCGAGTTCGCGGATAGCGAATCCGGTCTTCCGCCGCCGTCTCTCGGGGATACTTCCGGGGGTGGTTCGGAGGCGCTCCGCACGTCGAAGAACGCGAGCATGTTCCTCGGCGCCGCGGCGCTCCCGATCCGCGACACGGTACGGAATTTCGACTCGTTCACGATCTCGGTCATGGGGGCACTGGTCAAGTGGAATATGCGCTACGATCCGAACGAATCGCGTGACGGGGACTTCGACGTCATAGCGCGTGGGTCGACGAGCCTGATCGCGAAGGAAGTCCAAGGCCAGCAACTCGATGTATTCTCGGCGGCGTTGACCGAGGAGGAACGCGCGCATATCAAGACGCGGAAGCTCTTGGAAGCGAAGGCGAAGGCACACGACATCCCGACCGAAGAGTTGTTCGAAACGCAGGCGGATGCCGAGAAGAAGATCGCTTCGGCGCAAGCTGCCCAGCAGCGGATGGTACAGTTGCAGGGCGATGAGATCGAAGCCAAGGTGAACGACCTCATGGCGAGCGCGTTCAAGAAGGTGCTGGAAGGGCAGGCGGCCAAGACCGGCGCCACGGTGGAAGTCGTACAAACTATCCTCGAGGGGTTGACCAACGATGGCAAGGGAAGCGGAACAGGAACTACAGCAGAAGGTGCATAGGCACCGGCTCGACGAGGGCCTGCGGGCGCTCCGGGAGTTGGTGATGATGCGTCGGGACGCAGTGAACGCGAGCTGGATCGACTCGGCTGGCGAGGAGTTGCTGCAATATCAAGGCGAGGCTCGCGCGTTGCGGAAGTTGCTCCGTCTGATGGATGAACAACCGATCAAACAAGGAGAATGACAATGGCACAGGCAGAGGCAGTAGTGGAGGACAAGGACTTTGCGGACGCGTTCGACGCTGCCGCGATCGAGGGGGCGGAAAAAGTACAGGCAGAACCGGTGAAGGATGAGCCGAAGCCTGAAGCAAAGGTCGAACCGGTCAAAGAAGAGCCGAAGCCTGAAGCAAAGATTGAACCGGTCAAAGAAGAGCCAAAGATCGAACCTGTGCCGGAAGAGACCGCCGAGGAGAAGACCGCGCGCGAAGCTGCGGAAATAAAAACTGCGGCGGAAGTCAAAGCGAAGGATGAAGCTGCCGCCCGCGTTGCAGCGGAAGCAAAAGTGCGATCCGACGCGGAAGCGAAGGTAGCCGCCGAGACCAAGGCAAGAACAGATGCGGAGACGAAGGCCGCGGCAGACGCCGAGCGTAAGGCGAAGGCGGAAGCATTTTCGAAGCCCTATGAGCCTACGAGCGAAGAAAAGGCCGCGTTGGATGTGCTGAAGAAGGAGTGGCCCGAGCAGCATGCGGCGATCGAAGCGCGCCTGAAGAGTTCGGCCCATGACGTCCAGCGCCAGGTCCACGCCGCCGTGCAGGAGGCTCTGAAGCAAGTGGGGG